AGTCATATATGGGTTAACTTCAGTTATATCTCCTTTTACTTCCTTGATCATGTTTATAGTTGTTGTTTGTTAGTTAACCCTAATTTTCAAAATTTTATCTCAAATTACTAAAAATGTCTAGTGATCCTAATATTGAGATTGAGAAGCGCTTCGAGAACGGCAACGCCTACATGATCTCCGGTATCCAGATTGCGTCAGGAGCACCAACCTCGGGCCAGTTACTTGTATACAACGCCACCAATAACCAATGGGAGTACGGCGCTGCCAGCATTGCAGGGATTCCCATCCAAGCAGGAACCCCCGCAGACGGCCAACAACTCCAATACAGCCTCGCAGCCAATGAATGGCAATTCGTCTAATTTTCTTATGATTCATGAACTATGAACTATGTGCGACCATTCTGATTCCACTGTGTATTCACACATAATCTAACCCTGATAAAATGGGAGCTTCAGTATCCAAAAACGTATCAAACGCGGTCACCAAGGCCGTGGCCAAGGTGTCTTCAAACATCATCCAAAATACCCAACTCTCACAGGACATGGCCCAGGTAGTCAGCGTCCGCAACGTCCACGGAGACGTGCACATATCGGGCAACACGTTCACCCAACGCGCCAACGTTAACATGCACGCACTCCTGGACGCCCTCTCAACAGAAGAGGCCCAACAATCCATCATGCAGGAACTGGCCCAAGAGGCCAAGAGCGTCACGTCGGGACTCAACCTGGGCCAATTCTCAGACGCCCAAAACACAATGAACCTACTCATGGAGGCCACGATCAACCTCCTCACTACCATCGGCCAAACATGCAAGGCCTTCAGCCGCCAACACCAGGCCATCGTCGTCAAGCGCGTCTCAGGGAACGTCTACATACAGGACAACGTGTTCCAACAGATGTACAACATCCTCCAGAATTGCACAGAACAGGCCGCATCCAACAACCGACTCCTCCAAGACCTCTCCTCCAAACTGTCCCAGACCGCCAGCGCCAAATCAGAAGGCCTCTCCGGTTGGGTCCTCGTCGCTCTGTTGGCCGTCTTCATAGGTGTACCGGTAATTGGAGGCGTCGTGGCAGGCAGAGCTATCCTCAAATTCATCTTCCCCATCATCCTGGTAGCGGGTATCATCCTTCTGGTCCTGTACTACGTAAGAGGCAAGCAGGTCATGAAAGAAGTCGGCTTCTCCACCTTCATCAAGAATACCCCCCTCTGCGCAGCCACAGGAGAGCGCGTCCCTCCCCAGGCCTACGCCAACACGGTAGACGCTTCAAACGCGTGCAAAGCCGACGACACGTGCAAGGCCTTCGACTGGCAGGGTATCGAGATTGGCCAGAACGGTACCTACTCTGTCCTAGACGACCCAGTGACCAGATTCTACTCAGGCGTGTCCGACAAGTGCAGGATGGCCATCAAACCGGATAACGTCAAACTGCTGCGATACCCAGTATTCTTCCAAGGAGACCTCGACCCCAACTCAAACCCAACCCTCGTGGCCGCAGGAGCAAAGAAAGGAGATGTGTACCTCAATACAACCAACGGTGTCTGGTCGCAGATGGTCATCCAGTGGCAACCGAGAGGCACGATCACTACACACTCATTCAACAGGATTGCGTGGGGTTACATCAACCCCTCAGTGCCCCGTGATGATACTCCGTACAACGTCCCCATGTTGGACTCGCCCGTGGAAGACGATGTGTATGTATACGCCAACCAACACAACCCAGCATACCTATACCTCTTCAGGTACGAAACCGCAAACGGATGGGTCCAGGAACAGAAGATCAAGGGACCTGGCCTCGTGCCGGACACACCAGCCGTCATCAACGCGAGCGGCTTCAAGGAAATTGAGAGGACTGCTTGGATGTTGTACGCAGGCATAGCGGGCATCGTCATTGGCGCAATCGGCAGCGGCATCACCCTGTACCTAGAAACAACCAAGAAAGAAAGTTACATAGACTTTGATTGGTAAGTAATGAGATAAGATGGATGGTTGAGTTTATTCCATTACCCCTAGGGGTAATAGATGGTTGAGTTGTACCCAATTTGAAGAGGATTACGTTTCTTTGACTGCTCGGTAGTGTATGTTGTAGACTTTACCTTCGTACTCAATGGGGGTCTTGCTGTTCTTCCACGATATGAGGTCCTTGACTGTGTGCCAGGCCGAACGAATACCGATTTCCTCCTCAAGACCTTCTGTTATCATCTTCATGAGGTCTTCACGTTGGATAACGATTGGGTCATCCTTACTACCCTTGGAAGCGGCTTCAATCCCTCCGAGGTACTCGTTCATGAGGTCTTTGATAACGGCCGTCACGTCGAACAGCTCCTCCTGCTCGTTGTTCAGACGTATGATCACCTCGGGGGAGATGGGAGGAGGGATGTCGTCTTCGGTGTCGTCTTCCTCGTAACTGGCAGGTAGTCTGTTCCTGACGAAGTCGTTCAGGAACTCGATAGACTTGTCGTAATTGACGCAGATGTAGTTGACAATATCCTTCAGATCCTTGAATTTGATAGACTGGTACATCTCCTTGCTCTTCTGATGCTTGAATTCCTCCAGGATCTTCTGAATGGTGTGGTCAAGCTCTTCAGCGTGGTAGACTTTGAGGTACCAGGCATAGTAGTACTCGTCTTTCTTCAGACGTCCTGTTTGGTATCCGCTCAGGCGTTTGGACAGGCGCTTCGTGGAGCCGATCTTGAAGACGCGCTGTTTGGCGTAGTCGCGGGTCGTGGCGATGTAGATCCACTCCATCTTCTTCTCGCGGATGCGAACGTTCTTCATCATGGTCTTGTTCCATTTGGCAGACCGCTCGGCCCTGGCAGCCTTGTCCTGAGCCTCCAGAGCTGCTGCCTGTGCTTGTTCTGCATTGATGCGTTCTTGCTCCGCTACTGCCTGTGCCTCCTCCAGTTCTTTTGTTTTGGCTTCATTTTCTAAACGGAGGTCTTCCAATTGTTTCTGTATACCTTCCATGCTCACGGTTCCATGACGTCTGAGGGTTGGGAGTATGTAATCACATACCAGGGTCTGGAATGCATCTGCAAGCTTGGTCTTACTCTTGTTGATGAGACGGTAAAAGCCTGATTCGTTGATGTAGACAGCCTTGCCTGCATGGTATTCAGTTGTGAAGTTCTTTGTACCTAAAAGGTTGGGGGGCGCAAGATCCCCCAGCTCAGAGATCAGCAAACCGAGACTTTTCTTTTGATGAGGTAGGACATGCCTTTGAAGTTCTTTCCGTGGGTCTTTATATTCAAGTAGTGCACATACATCTCTACCATTGAACCATGGCGCTTGGTATGTTCCTACAACACGGACCTCCTCTCTACACCTTTCACATCAAATGTGATAGAATCGGTGCAAGTCCTAAGGTCCATTCCTTCTATTTGATTCTGCATCTTTTACCTTTTGTCATAGATCTTGGCAACTTTATTTCAATTTGTTTTGTACTTTTATTTTGATGAGGTAGGACATGTTCGCATCCTATCTTATCCCTAAAGAGTCCACCAAACGGAGGGAACTCAGAACTCAGTTCATAGAGACTTTTTATGTTTCTTCTCCATCTCGAGTCGTCTTATCTTGTGATGTGGTTGTTGTTTGTATTCATTCGTTTATGAGGTTGCCTCTGTAAAAATTATCTTCAGTATCTTAAAAATGACGACTACTGGATCAAATATCACTAGCGGATTTATTGATCTTGCCACTTTTGACGAGATTGAAAAGTACCAATACGGCTCAAACCAGGCTTTTGCGTATTTTGTCCGAGAGACCCGCAAATCAACCTGGTTCACCCAGGTGCCGGTCATCCTGTCCCGCTCCTCGGGCGCAGCAGGCTTCAACCAGGAGTGGTCCGTTTCCATCTCCAGAGCGGGCGACTACCTCCTCCAGGCATGGCTTCGGCTCACCATCCCCGAGGTCACCCTCCTGCAGGGCAATCAGTTTGGCGCCAATGGTAGGATTCGCTGGACCCGTAATTTCATGCATAACTTGATCAGAGAGGCGTGTATCTCCTTCAACGATCTTGTAGCCGAGCGATTCGACAATTACTTCCTTGACTTTTGGTCCGCTTTCACTGTGAGCGCCAGCAAACGCGTGGGTTACGATAACATGATCGGTAACGTGGACAGCCTTATCGCTCCCCATGTCGTTGGTGACCCTCTGGTCAGCCAAAACCTCAATCTCCCTCTTCCCTTCTTCTTCACCCGTGATAGCGGTGTGGCCCTTCCCACTGCTGCTCTGCCCTACAACGAGATGCGCATCTCCTTCAACTTCCGCAACTGGACCGAGCTGCTCATCCTCGACAACAGCGTCCCCGTCGCCAACACCAACCCCTCGGTGGTGCCCGTCGTCGGAACCGACATCGCCGCCGCCCCCGAGCTCACCAACATCCAAGTCTGGGCCAACTACTCAATTGTGTCCAACGAGGAGCGTAAACGAATGGCTTGTGCCCCCCGAGACATCCTCATCGAGCAAGTGCAAACAGCCCCACGACAAAACTTCACCCCTCTCACTAACCCTAACCAGAGCTACGACATTAGGTTCTCTCACTCCATTAAGGCTTTGTTCTTCGCGGTCAGAAACATCACCAACAGCAACATCTGGTCCAACTACACATCCGCCTCCCCTGTCCCAGGTCCTCAGGTGGTTGTGTTTGAGCCATCTGGTGCCTTTGATCCTATTGCTAACACTACTTTCACATACGAGAACACCAACCGTCTCAACCAGATGGGCTCCGACTATTACTCCCTTATTGAGCCTTTCTACAAGGCGCCTAGCATTCCAGAGCCTACTGGGTACCATCTGTACTCGTACTCTCTGGCCTTTTACAATGTCGATCCCCTTGGTTCTACCAATTACGGTAAGCTGACCAACGTGAGCGTTGTGCCTGCTGCCTCTGCGGCCTCTGTCGTGGGTGCGGGAGGTACTGGTGCCGCCGGTTCCGGTCAGGACTATGCGCAGACCTTCGAGTTCATCATCATTGGTTTGAATACGAACATCATCAGGATTTCAGGTGGAGAAACGAAAGCGCTCCACAACAGGTGCGGGTGGGATCGCGAGGTCCCGAGGCAGCAGCAACACGGAATGAATATTCCTCAGATGGTTGCTTGTTGCTAATGAATCATGAAAGGCGTTAGCCGCGCGCAAGCGTAACATGATACCCTGGTAGCATCTAGTCGGCCATGATCTCGGGCTGAGTCGGAACGGCTCAGTGGGATTGTGGTGGTACGGGGATGACGGTCCCCACCTAGGCATGAACACGGGCGCTTCGCGCCCTGGCGAGCTCTGCTCGCA